TTCGCGACTCCATTGGGCCTTATTTATATCTTTAAGCACCGTGTGTTCTTTCCCACCTTTCTTTGTATATGTAATAATTCCGGGATAGAGAGTGCCATGTCCGGACCAACCCCGCCAATTGTTCGAAAGACAGAGGGTGCCTACATTTAGGCTGGGTCGGTTAGGCGACGGTCCATAATCGTTTGGGTCATCAAATACAGGCAGAGAACGAAACGTTGTAGTAGATGTTGTAGAAGATGACATAGTATTGTAGTAAGTATAACTTGATATGGTAATTAATATTTAACAAGAATAAATTTTTTATTCAATTTTTAAATTCGGCTTTTATGTAGACGAGGCTCAAATAAAAAAAGGAGCCCGCCTTTTTTATTTTTTAATTAGAATTTCGCACGACACATCGGACAATCCTTAATATTATTATTTCCTTTACTAGCCGTTCCATAGCATTTCCAGCAAATATGGTGGATGCAATTATTTCCTTTTACACAAAATTCAACAGGACGCATGGAATAACATATGGGGCATTCAAGTTCTTGTTTCTTATCACAACAAGCACAAACTTCAAAACCTTCCGGATTTTTTGTTTTAACACATTCTCCACACATACCGGGACAATCATCGTGGATACATTTTACGTTGTTTTCTGCGTTGTAATCGAAAGTTCTGCAATCATCACATAGATGTTCGGCTATTTCTGGATTGTCTGTTTTCCAGATATTCACACTGATTTTCTGTATTTCCCACTTTTCGTTTAAGAACTGTGTAATTGCTAGTCCTTGCTTTTGAATAACCAAATTAAGTTTTTTATTTGTGTTGCGTTCTCGTTTTGTTTTCTCGTAGCTTTTTTCTAATAAAATTTGCCGTTTCTTCAGCGACATTATGGTTTGTGCCAAAGCCTTCTCACACACCAAGGTGGCTTCCAATGAAGCGTTAAGGTCTTTTCCAAGTCTTATTTCATTAGAAGTTTGCATTGTTGGGTGATTATTACGTAGATGTTGTCCAAATTCACTCGTCAATTTGACTCTATATTTGTACCAATCACCTGCACTTAACCAATTGAGATGGTAAAATTGTAATCGCCCGTTTTTACGAACAACTATTCCTGGAACTTGTTTTTTATCTTGATCTTCCTTGTTTATAATACTACCTTCTTTCCATAGAGGGTCAGTTCTACAGTGGTTGATGGAACCGTCTTGGTTTTTATAACGAAGGACAGGCAATCCCTTGTATGCATTCTGCAGTTGAGTAGAGGCATCTTTGCTTTTCATCTCGATCCGTTCCTCTATTATATTGTCTATATCTTGTACTGTGGTTATTGAAGTCATATTGTGTTATAAATATGAAGACTAAAAACTCAGTTCAATTTTTAGATTTAATAATATAGACATCATTTATATGAGTACTAAATGCTATACTATCGGCAGGGTTTTGTGTAACTACAGCAACTTGTAGTGGTATGACTTTTGCTTCTTTGTACTTACAAACATTACGCCAATATGTTGTGCAACCAAGACAATATTCGCGGAAACATAAACAAAATATCCAAATAAATAATAAGGAAACAACCACGGTGAAACCGATTCTTTCACCTTTATACTCACCTTCATACCAGAAGGCTCCGTGTGACATAATTAATAAATTAAATAAAAAAAACTGTTTAATTACATTTCTTAAATATTATGGTAATAAATTAGAACTTAATTCTCACATTTTTGTAATTCGGGATATTTCTTAAATAACTTATCATTAAATCTCTTTAATTCTTCTTGGGTTTTATCGGTTTTCATTTTCATTTTAAGATTAACTCTTTTATCGTCGTGTTTATGGTCGTATGTTAAATGAGGTGCGTTTCTAAAATTTTGTATTGTATAATATGGTGGTAATTTATTTGGATCTTCTTCAACAATATCATTGTCTAAATTGTATAATTTTTTTTTGATTTCTGTTAATTTTTGTAAAATAGTTAGTTTTGAAGATTTTGAACTTGAAATACATTTTTTATTTAATTTTGGATGTTTTTCAATTCTAAAGAATTCTCTGTATAATTGTTTTTCTTTATTATAGCATTCTTTACAATAATACACATATTTGGGCATCATATCTTGAGTTATTCCTGCTGGTAGAGGTTTTGCTATCTTTTTTCTGTTTCTTTTATCGGTATTAGAATTTTGAACGCTTTGTGTAGCCCATCTTAAATTTTCCCTTCTATTATCTAATTTATCACGATTAATATGGTCAATAGAATATTTTTTATCATTTGTTTTTAATTATAAAAGAATGTAATGTTAATTGTTGTTTATTTGGTAATTGTCCATAAACATATCCTGTGGCTTTATGTAAAGTCCATGCAGGTCTATATGGTTTATAATTCATAATTAATTTAACATCTTCCAGAGATAATATAGTACAAATAGTATTATCTTCATTACAAGTCATTTTGTAATATTTTTCATTTGTTTCTTTATTTTGAATTAAATAACAAATATTTTTGTATGAACCAGCGTATCTACCATAACGAATATAAAGACCATCGTCTTTACTTAAAACAACTTCATGTTCGGAAAACATATTATAATAAATTATAAAATGTTTTATTTAAATCAATTTATTATTGATTGTTAGTTTTGGGACTAACTTAAAGATTCCCGGAGTACATTATAATTTGTAGCATAAACACGAACCTTGGCGGTGTTGGCAGTGCCGATTGCAGCAGCGGAAACGACCAATTGAAGCGTGGCATTATCGATTCTTGAGAAATTACAGGTTCCAGAAGGCTGGTGTTCTTCAGGGCGAAGAGCGAACGAATAAACGTTAATACCAGTGTCTGGGCATCGCGTGTGATGTTGGAATGGTTGAACCAAATCGAAGTAACTTCCTTCACGTTCCGAGAAACGATCTTGTCCGTTAAGTTGTAATTTGGCAGTAACAACTGGATTTTCACCCCAGCAGTGCATGTTCAAGGCAGTTTCAGCAAGAACGAACGCACCTGCATCAGATACACCGTGTGCTTGTCCCGCAGGGAATGCCCCTCCAAGATCGGCGGCACCAGCACCATCAGTATCTACGGCAACGCCATCATTATCTGCTCCGGAGGCTGTGTTTGCAGAAGGAGATTGGAACAACCCGTCGGTGTTAATAACACCAGAGTTACTAGAAGCAGCTGTTCCCAATTGGTGTGCGGAACTGTAAGCACGGATGGCATCAGTATAGTTAAATGGCTGAGCACCCAAAGCTTTGTTAAGAACCTTGTCCGCGACGAAGGAGTCACAGTAACTGACATTTGCATCAGGTTGGACGACAAAGATAAGTTCTTTACATGGATGATTAAAATTCAATTTAACTTTATTGGAAGAAGAACCGATGGATTCATCACCTGTGAATTGAAGTTGTTCAATTAAATATTCGTGTGGGTTTTGTGCCATACGTCTTCGTTCATCAGTATCCAAGAAGATGTAATCAACGTATAGAGATGCTGCAACCAAAGATTTGGCGTAAGCACCGGTTGCTTTAACATTACCCGAAGCTTGCAAACCGTCGATTTTCTTAACAGCGAAAAGAACTTCATCCATAGGGCGGATTTCGATGTTGACTTTAACTTCGTGGTATTGCAAAGCAATCAAAGGCAAAGCAAGACCTGGGTTTCTACAAAACCAGAATTGAAGTGGGATGTAAAGAGTTGTTTCTGGAAGAGCATTGCGAGGAGCACATACAGCTTCAGGAACATTGGCCGCACCACAAGCAGTTGCTACATCAGCAAAATTTTTGTCTGTCAAATATGTAAGTTGTGTGGTATTACCAATCATTTTGGCATAACCAGCTTCTTGTTCGGAAGTTTGTGTCAATTGGTTCCAGATGTGCATCCAGTCACCGTATTGACGGTCGATTCTTTGACCCCCGATTTCAACTTCAACCATAGAGATCATTTGTTCACCAGGACAGTCCAACCATCTAGCATAAACATCGCCTGCGTCATCAGATTGGTTAATTTCAGGAAGAGTTACTTGTAAATATGTTCTGTATGCAAGATCCCCGTTTCTGGAAACGGTGCATTGAATACGACGTCCGAAATCGGCTTGTCCGTTAAAAGTTTGTTCGATACTTTCCATAGCAAAGTTCGTGTGTCTTCTGTAGGTCACTTTCCAGAAAGTGATCTGGGGATTACCCGTAAGGTACACATCCTGTGCACCGTAAGCTACTAGTTGCATTAAACCGCCACCCATTTTATAATATTGCTAAAGAAAAAAAAATTATAAAAATTATAATTACTTTATAATTTTGTCAAATGTTGTTTATATCAAAATTTTTCACCATAAACCGTCTTAAATAATCATCAAGTAATACTTCTTTCTTACCTTCGTGTTTTTTATTAAAAATATAAATATCCTTTTTCTTATTTATAGTCCATCCGTTTTCTAAAGCATTGTATATAAAAACCATTTTATGTAATTTTATAGAATCAATTTCAACGGTATCTTTTGTATCAAACTGGAGGTTTTCCATATATCTAAATAATGAAAGTAAATATAGAAGTAAAACGAATAAATAAATTAACGAAAGTATAAATTAAAGTTTAAATAATATTGTAATATAAATAATGCCTTCTTTTAAGCCCAAGGCTAGTAAAAAAATCAAAATAAACAAAAAGTCTATAATAACATTAGACAGTAAACACGATGAAAAAATGAAAGAATTTTTAGATTTGAGCAATAATATTATACCAAAATTAAAAGCAAAGAAAAAAAAGTTAAAAAAGAAATTAAAAAATAAATTAAATATAGATGATAAACTGGTGTTCGGTGATGAGTTGAGTGATATAAGAAAAAAGATAGTTAAATTAAAAAATAAAAAGAAAGAATATTTATTACAAAATTCAGAATATATATTTGAATATTTTGAAAAAAAGAAAGAGATATCAACAGGAAAATCTAAATCAATAAAAGTAATGAATTCTTTTTTTAATAAACATATTAATGACAAAAATGAAAAGATAGAAACTACAAACGTTCATAAATATTTAATAAATTTGGACGATTCATTTTTGGATATAAATAATTACAAAGTAAATTATGAAATATGTGTTAAATGCAACGGGGAATATATACCAGTAGATCACGAAGGATTAATTATATGTAATAAATGTGGAAATCAAATACAATATTTAATAGAACACGAAAAACCAAGTTATAAAGAACCTCCTAAAGAAGTTTGTTTTTATGCTTATAAAAGAATAAATCATTTTCGAGAAATATTGGCACAATTTCAAGCAAAAGAAACTACACAAATACCGGAAGAAGTTTTATTCGATATAAAAAACCAAATCAAAAAGGAAAGGATTTCATTAAAACAAATTACAAATAAGAAGGCAAAAGATATATTAAAAAAATTAGGTTATAATAAATATTACGAACATATACCATTCATTAAAGATAAATTGGGTATAAAACCACCCGTAATGACGCCAGAATTAGAGGATATTCTATGTAATTTATTTAT